AACTTTCTTTACCGTTTCCTCGTCAAGCGCAGCTTCCACGCGGAGCGACGCAAGCCACTCTTCTTCCGTGCCGTCAAAGCCGTGCGCCACGGCAATCTCATACGCGCTCTTGCCGCGTATTACATCGGGGTTGACTATTGTACCCCTTAAAATATTGCTCATAGTGTTCTCCTTTCTTATGCTCTTGTAATGCGGATGTTTCTCACAAAGCAAGTCCCATTTGCGTTTGCATTAGAAGCATACAGAAAACACGTACCGCTTTTTGTGAAGCTGATTGTTCTCTCGTCTGTCGCCCAATCAGCACTCGCGCCCGCCGTCCACGTTTTAGAGCCGTCGCTATGATTGCTTAAACCTATAACGAAAGATTGTGCCGTGCCTGCGTTAGTTACAGTATCAAGAGTTACCTTGTATTCGCCCTTTTCAACGTATATCGGGCAACCGTAGATCATAACGCTACCTTGCTTGAGTGCCCACACTTTCTCCCCGTTGTATTCTTCGAGAACAAGGTGGGGATTGCAAAGCTCGCCGATAACATCATAGGGGAATACGTTCTGCGGACAATAGCGGTTTGCATATCCGTATGTTTTTGCCGTTTCCTTTGAAAAATAATTCCCTACATCGCCGTCACCTGTCTTTAGGTTTCCGTTATTTTCGACATAGAGAGCACGATTTCCCATAGCATCGGCAGGAAGGCTTCTGTTTGCATCTGTGTAAATATCGCCCGAAATATGCACGTTCCTCATATACGTTCCCGTGGAATTTGCAACGTAGAGCTGCGCGTATTTGTTATGCTCAAAATAAGGCGAAGTAACACTACAACCGCACAAGGGGTAACTTTGCCCAAGGTAAAGCCCTACTCCCGTGTTGTACTCGAATACACAGTTTCTTACCTCAATTCCGTAACCGCCATCAAGTTTCATTCCAAAACCATCTTCGAGTTTGGTCGAAACAGAAGTGTCATTGTCGGCATCCGTACCGCACTTAACAATGTAAAGGTGTTCAAATAGGATTTGGTTATTCTGCGCCACTCCACTCGCTACACCCTCAACGCCTGCGTGCTTGCAATACGCAATAGTGATATTCTTGAATACACCGCCGACAATGTGCTTGGTGGGAGAGAGCTCAAGACCGATATTGAAACTGTAAATCACACAATTGGAGATTTCGCAACCGCCCTTATTTACCAAAATACCCGTGCCTTCGTATCCGTCCACGGGTAAAATCGTCAAGTCGGACAACAAGACTTCGCCGTTCAACACAATGCCGCGACATTTGATTGTTGGCTTATTCTTCACGTCTCCATAAATGACGCAATTCTTATTTATCACCAATTCGTCAACGATATACTCACCGGCAGGGAGACGCACCGCAGAACCGCTATCAAGGGCTTTTTGAATTGCTTCTGTATCGTCTGATACTCCGTCTCCGATAGCACCATACATCTGCGGTGTAACGTGCAATTCTGCTACCGCCTTGTGCGTTTGCTCTTGGCTATACGTAAGCTGCGCCATCTCTCTCACAAGCGCGGCGTAGTCCATATACCGCTCGTCCTCGTCGGGCTCGTAGTCCTCTGCGTCCTCTGCGTCAGCACCTTCGGGGAGAAGAATAAACAGCTTTGCTCCTTCCTCTTGGTCGTAGCCGATAATTGTCTGCGGTTCGGTGTCCTCGTTCAGTACAACCTCATACCAATAAGTCGTGGGCTTGCTGATAACCTCGCCAATCTTGGTATCGCTTCCCGAAAGATAAATCTGTACTTCCTGCGTAGCCGTTTCAACGGTGAAGCGTTTATCCAACACTACGTCCGTCGCTTTCTTCTTCTTGTAGACCGTAAAGTGAATGATGTCACCGGGTAAAAACGTGTACGGCTTGCCGTCCTTGTCGTTTGCCTTAACGTTCAAAAGCAAGGCATCGCCGCGCGTTACATAAATGCTTAAATCTTCGTTGATCTGATACATTCAATCACCCCAAATCCTTAATATTGGTCAAGTCCTCAATCGCTTCCGCAATCGAGACAAATGCGTCAACGGGCTTGATGTAACCTCTGCCGTGTTCCTCAAACACAAGCACGTCACCTTCGTTCAAGTGAATAGTGGTGTGATACTCACTCTCAAAATTATCGCCCTTGACCTTCGTAACAGAGCGGAACACAAGGTCTTTCAAGCTCTGTTTTACGTTCTCGTTCTCATATTCAAGCACCGTGTCTTTATCCACTCGGATGCCGGGATATAAGTCAATACTTGGTTTTCTGATAAAATTTTGCATTGTTTCTCTCCTTTCCTTTCGTCAATACAGATGCAATGCCCCTATATTCACGAAAAGAGGGGAGCATTGCTCCCCTCTCCCGGCATTATGATGCCTTATACGGGCACTTTAATAACTTGGATGCGGTCGTCGTCGATAACCTTTGCGCCAAACGTGTCAAGACCACGAACGATGTCCTTGAAACGTCTCTCGGAGCGCAGAGCTTCAACCTCGTTAATCTGTCCTGCAAAGGCAATAGCTTTCTTGCCGCGAACGTCGCAGTAAGCATAAGAGCCGTCCTTTGCCATATTGTTAGACATAATAACGTTGAAGTCGTCATACACACCAACGATACCCTTCTTGATGTACTCGGGGTTGTTGGTGGAGAGAGTGATCAGATGGTTCTTGAATACGTTGTAAACGGCAGGGGTGATCTCAATTACACCCTCTTCGTCAAAGTTGCGCTCGCGCAGAGCAACGATAGCTTTGTCGATAGCTTCCTTAACGGCTTCTGCGGTGTTCGCGGTTGCTTCGGTAGCGTTGGTTGCGCCCTTGATAAGGTTTGCAACGTAGGTATCACGGGCAACGGCAAGACCGTGTACTGCCTTTCTCTGATACTCTTCCTTGAGACCGGGAACAGATTGCGCTTGGTCGATGTCATCAACAAAGAACGCGAAATAGTTTGCTTGGTCGATGGTCAGCTCTTGACCTACGTCTGCCATATCCTCAATGGTGATGTCCTTCGTGCCGTCATACGCGCCGATGGTGGGCTCACCTACACCGAGGATTTTAACGGTTCTTGCGTGCTTGCAATCGCCCTCATAGTCACGCAGACAGTTGTCTACGAGCTTGCACTTGAGCTCAAGTGCGTCTTGGATTTTCTTCGACCAAATAGTTTGAATAAAATGGGTTACTGACATAATGATTTAACCTTCCTTTCGATGTGGGGAAGTATAGGTTATTTCCATTTCGACATAGATGCTTCTACAGCTCGGAGCAGGTCGGGATTGTTGTCAAAGTCCTTTTTAGTGAACTTCATTGCTTCCTCATAGGAGTAATAGTCCTTCACCGCTCCCTTGTCGGTAGTGGTGTTCTTCATACTTCCCATAGTTTGAATTTGTTTTTTGGGTTGTGTTTTTGCGTAGATGTCATAGATGTCTTTGATAGGCGTGTTCGGGTTGAACTTGCTTTGAAAGTCCTTGAACTCTGCGCTGTTATACACGTCCTCGCCAACGCCGATTTGAGCCAATTCCTTGCCCCTCTCGGCAGCCTGTCTGTGCTCTGCCAACACACGGAATACCGCCTTTTCTCTTGCGGTCATATTCTCCGCACCAAGCTCTGTCAAGCGGTCAACCTCGTCAACCACTTCGTCATAGCCGCCACGGATAAACTCGTCAGCATCAGCACGCGCAAGCGTCTCTAAATCTTGCGCCGTGTAATCGGGCTTCTTCTCTATCTTGATGCCCTTGCTTTCATAGAACTTTCCAAACGTGTCCGTAATCTCGCCCACGTCCTCTTTGCCCGTTCCTGCCTTGAGCACGTCCATAAGACCGCCATACTTACGGTCATATTCCTTGCGTATCTTGGCTTCCACACGGGCTTTCTTCTTGCCAACAATCGCATCGACTTCCTCTTGCGTGTAAGTCTTAATCGGTTGTTGTGTTTCTTCTGTGGTCTGCTCCACGTTTTCAGCAACCTCTTCGGTCACAAGGTTTTCGTTTTCTAACATAACGATTTTCCTTCCCATTTTTTGATTGGTGTTTGCTTCACCGAATTTCCATACAGTTTAAGCTCTTAAATGCTTGGAGCGTATTTGCCGTGCTACCTCTCGACCTTGAGGGCGGTTTTTCGAGCGAACTGTAATACTGTCTCATTACGCCCTTATCACACGGCTACGCGCACTTTTCTTTAACGACTAAAGTCTCTCTCGGTGTAAAAGTCGTATAGAAAAAGCCCCCGTTATGAGTGCTTATTCTTCGTCTGTCTCTGCTTCCGCTTCTGCGGCCTCTTCGTCAAGCTCTTCTTCCTGCTCGGCGTATTCTGCTTCCTCGGCTTCAAGAGCCGCTTCTGCATCAAGCTGCGCTCTTGCATCTGCAATTTGGGTCGCCTGCTCGTCGGGATCTCCCATCAAAAACTGTTGCGCTCTCTGTTGCATCATCTGCGCCTGCGCTTGTATCATTGCGATTCGTCTCTGTTCCTCTCTGATATGCTCGATAGCTTCTTGTATCTTCATCTTGGGAGCAACAGAGTCGTCGTCAAGCACCTCGGCATACGTTGCAAGCTCGCTCACTCTCTGCGCGTTGAAAAAGCCTTGAATGAGTAGGTTTTCAATCGTCTGCTCTTGTGCAAACTTGTCATATACGCCTTTGGGAGTAACGTCAATCTTGACGGATGCTTGGAGCTTCTCCAATGCGCTCTGCGGCACATTGACAAGCTCAACATACTTTTCACCCGTTCTTGGGTCGGTTTGTTCTTCTTCCATCTGCACACCGTTCTCGGAATACACGATAAGGTATTCAAGCCAAATGCGTGCGACATCCTCAATGAAGCTCTTGTAGCTTTCCTTCTGCTCTGTCATAGGAGCTTGGGATGCTTGCTGTACTGCGAGAATAGCTCTACCCGATGCGCTCTCGGGGTCTACTTGTCCTGTAGCCGTATCGCCTGCGCCTGCAAGGTCTCTCGTTACGTTAATCAAGTCCTCTTGGAGCTTTACAACGTCGGGAGACATCTGCGCCGGGGGAATAGTGCCGACAACCTTGTGAACGTCCTCAACAGGCGTTCCGTTCGTTCTGATTGTGCCACCGACAGTATTCAAAGCCTGCGGATTGCTAATCTTGCTAACGTCAACAACCTTCTGCGGATATGCTTGGTACTTGACAGTGAGAACACGTCTTACCTCGGTTCTATTGACCTCAATTTGGTTCGGGATAAGGTATCTAACCTCACCTTCACCGCGTGCGCTGCCTTCTTTCTCTTCCCAATTGAAGTGAGCAATGGGATAGAGCGACAGCCCCGTGTCAATGTCCTTTGCAATCTCGACCCATCTTGTAGCAATGGAGAAGTGTACTGTGCCGTCTTGCTTATACATCTTATAGACGACAGTAACCATATTATCAAGCTCAATTTTGGCAGCTTCTCCGCTTTCCTCAAACGTATCGTTGTCACCGATGATATAGTCTACCTTGTCGGCACTCATACCCTTGCTCAATGCAAACTCAATCGCATTGACTACGGGCATTCTCTTGCGTATCAAGATATAGGGCTGCGCTTGAATGTCATCGTCATTCTCGTTGCCGTAATAAATATCGTTCTTCTTTACGATCTCATTGACGGGAAGCATCTTCTCTTGGTCAAAGTCAATGTAAAGAATACCCTCGTCATTGATAGCAGCATCTTTGGTAATTCTGCGACCTTTGAAGTCCATCTTGTCGCGCTCCCAAATCTTCGCTGCATATCCGTTCAGCAAGTCGCAATATCTCTCTGCGGCTTTGCGGAAGTCTCTGCTCTCGTAGTTCTGTGAAGAGTAATTGATAGCATACAAGTTATCGTGAATGACCGAAATCTTGTACTTTACAATGGGCTTGATGAAGTTCTTCTGCACGGGCTCTACGTCTCCGAGCTTTGCACCTTCCCATTGATTGCCGTTATAAAAGCGATAGTTCTTGTCTGTATCAACGTAAATACCTACTCTGCGGTGATAGTTACGTCCTCGCTCATACAGCCCCCAAATCGGTGTTTCTCTTATCTCTTGAATATTCACCTATTCACCCCCTTGGTACGTCCTCTTGACCACGATCTGTGCCGTCGTAGTTCTCTATATTGCGGAGAATGGCATCGTATCTGTCTTGCTCTGCCTGCGCTTGCTTTCGGTCTTGGTGTTCTCTAATGGCTTTCATAGGGTCTACCTTTGGGAGCTCTATCGTCTCTCCCTTGCTTGCCGCTTGACCTACCTTTGCGCCAACAAAAAAGCACGCTACACATAGCGCGCCCGTAATCAATACAAGTAATAGTTCCATATATCCCCCTTATACAACGACCATCTCTTCGCCGTAGTCGTACTGTACTTCGTAATGCTTCTGAATGTTGAAATGAGTCTGCGGATTGACGATAATCGGCTCGTCCACGAATACCACTTGCTCGCGGATATGATGCGCTATCGCAAGCCCCATCATTTGGTCGTCGTGACCGCCTTCGGGAGCTTCTATGCGCCCCTTCTCGTTGCGTATAATCGTCAATAGCTCTTCCAACGTGTCTTTATCGTTGATAGTGTTGCAATGCTCTCTAACGACCTCTATGAGCCTTGATATGATAGTCGGTCTTGTCAAGCTCGTTGTCTTAAAGCCGAACCGCTTCTCTGTCTTGCCGGTGTATGTGTCTTGCGCTTCTCTTGTGTATTGCTTGATATAGCCCAACCTTTGCAGCTCCATAATGGGATAGCTGTCAAAGTTTGCTTCAATGCCTATGAGCGCGTCCTTGTAATACTTGCCGAGACAATACATCTGCCTTGTGTATTGGTCTGCATCGAATTGGTGCTTGAGTGTTGCCACTTGTATTCCCGTCTTGGCATCGAGCACGTGACCCGTGAAGAAGTCGCTTCCTTCTCCTGCGGTGTCTCCACCTATGCAATACTCTGTAAATGCAGGCTGATTGGGGAGCGAATATATCTTGATATATCCGTCTCTATCATTCACCCATTGAATATTGCTTATCTTGAGCCCGTCATAGTCATAGCGGAAATATCCCGTCTCGATAGGTTTCGGTATCTCTTCCAATCGCTTCTGTATCGCTCTTGCATCAAACACGGTCTTGCCGAGAATACCCCACTTGCCGAGACAGTATACCTCGTATGTATACTCGTCTATATGCTTCAAGTCCTCAAGAGCTTTGCGGTCATCCTCTGTAAGGAACTTATTATCCTTGTAAGTGGAGAAGCACACGGTAGCAAGGTTGCTGTCGATGAAATGTTTCTTTATCCAATGCTGAATGTTGATAGGGTTAAAGGATAGCACCATTTGCTTCTTGGATTTACCTCCACGCAAACGCACCTTTAATTGGTTTATATCCGCTTCCTGCGTCTCTGTGGCTTCCTCTACCCAAATATCGGTCAATTCTCCGTTCTCAAACGTGATAGACTTAATCTTTTCTACGTCATCAAGCCCGGCAAAAGCGACCTCATTCCCCGTGAGCTTGCACTTAATGCGCATATCGCTCTCATTGACTTTGAAATGCTCTGCCAAATTCCAATGCGAGATAACTTGCTTTAGGAGCGGAAACGTCGACCTTCTGTTTGTGTCGCCCGTCTGACGCACTACAAGCAGGTTGCATCTCTTCGGGTGTATCAGCTTGTATATGAACCTCTGCGCTATGAAATAGCTCTTCCCGGAAGAACCGCCACCATAGAACACAAGGTATCTGTCTGTGTTATCGAGGAAGGGGATATATACGTCATTAAATACCTTTTTAGAGATTTTAATATTTATATTCATTCTTCATCATCGCTCAACTCAATGTTGATTGTAACCTCGCTCTTAACGTCTGCTTCCACCTTCTGCACATACTCGCCTTGCATCTTGTTCATAATGTCAATAGCTTTCAGCTTTTCGTTTGTGCCTTCTTCTGCGTTATTGATAAGGTTTGTAA